TCCCACAAACCGTATTCCAACTTCACTATTCCGCCGACTACCGGAACCCACCGTGGGTGGATATGGTTTTTCTTCGATGTTGAGGACATCAGGCTCGCCGCAACCAAACAGCAGCCACCACGTTATAAAGACCCATATCCACCAGTACGCTTTCATTTTTGTTTTAGTCTTCGTGCGTAGCTAGGTTTGCGCACTTTGATAAGTGAAGCATCTGCCACGGTCAGCCCTGTTCGCCACCGTTCTAGACAAATAATAACCTTCTGCTCGATCAAACGACTGAGCATGTGAATCTGCCCTGCCGTCTGTTGCGCCGCCTCATGTTCGCCTTTGGCGATTTGCCGCAACAGGATCGGGGCCAGCTTGATGATGCGCGCCGATAGGTCTTCTGCCGCAAGCGCGAGCGAGTCGATGTCGCGGCGCAAGTCTGCGAGGGTGTCTATAGTCTTCAGACGCTGGCGCTCGCCAATCTGTTCGACCGCAAGCTCCCCTCGCAAGCGTTCCTTCATCGGTCAAGCCAATCTCGCGGTGCCATTGTGCTGTATTTACTACGCGCATCTAAATCAATTTTTGACACCATTGCTTTGAAATCTTTGCAGCGTTTGCAATTGCCGCATTTTACATCGCAAGGCTTATAGATTTTGCATCCGACACTTTCGGGTGAAGGTCGCGGATCGGTTGAGAACACTGCTTCTTCCTTCTGAGCTTTGCTCGATACTTCATTTGCCGTTGTGCTGGGGTCATGGCTTTGCGGGGCTTATTCACATCTGCCCTGTTACCAATCCCATACACTTTCAAAACGTACTGCTTACGTTCGTTCATTCTCCATGCACAAATGTAGGCTGACCCCGCCTTGTGCATTTCGCGTGCGTAATGAAGCACGGTCACATAGTGTAAACCTGTGCGCTCTGCCAGTTCTTCACAGGTGTATTCGCCCGCTAACATCTCACGCACCAGCAATGCGAAAGACATCGCGTTGACTTTAATCTGAGCCATCTGTACGGAATTTAGTGGAATTATTGTCGGAAGATAAATTCCATCTGCGCAGCTTTGCCACTTCGTTATAGCAGCACATGTAGTGTTGCGGCCCCCAAGACCAGCACCCTTCAATATGAGTGATTTGCCGATGCTTTTCCAAGGCATCGGAATACTTGTGAAATGCAAGCGCGGTGCGAAGATCGTTGGTCAACTTCAAATAACGCGCAAAGGGGGCTTGCTCAACTAACTCTTCCAATGCCTCCAATGCCGCTTGTGCCGCCTGATGTAATTCGCTCATCTCACCCCCGCAATCATCACATACATCCAAACAGCGTACACAACCAACACTGCCAACGGCAGTATGTAATTTACTGCGCTGAACTTGGGTTTTTCCACATGGAGCTTGGCATAAGGCCCAAATGCTGACTTCATTGTGCGCGGTACGAATTGCTTGTTGCTCATGCTGCCTCCTTTAGTTCTCGATATCGTTTCACTGCGCTTCTCAAATCAGCTTGGGTAGACGCCTTGTCGTTTAGCGCAAGGGCTTGAGCCTGATCCAATGTTGATCGCATCAGGATACGGTGGCAGATTACCGGCACACCTTGACCTTGGCGGCGCACCCGAGCATTAAACTGTTCGTACAGATCGAGTGACCAGTTCAATCCGAACCACACTAAGATGTGCCCGTTGTCCTGTAGCCCGTCAATGCCGTGACCCATCGACGCCGGATGACCGATCATCAGGGGGCACTCCCCAGCTTTCCAACGGCGCATGGCATTGACCAGTGCCCGCTCGGTTTTGCACTCTGTCAAGTTGATCGGGTTCAAATGCTTGAACCGCGTCATGATCCGTTCTGCATCGCTTCGATAAGCATAGGCGCACAGGATCGGGGAACCCTGAGCCTCATCAATGATGTCCTCCAGTGCATCGAGTTTGAGTTCATGCACCGGCTCCCATAGCGGCATTCCTGCTACTGGGTACATGGCACCGTTGGAGAACTGCAAGCACTTGTTGGTCAGTGACGCCTGATTAAACATCTCAACCGTGGTGCCGCTGTCGAGCGTCAGGAAGAACTCACGCTCCATGCGCTCATACATGTCCCGCAGTTCCCCAGGCATCTCGATCTCGACATCGTTCACCATCAGGTCAGGCAGCGGGTTGTAGTCCTCCGCACTCATCTCCAACGTGATGTCACCGATCAATGTCTTGATCTTGTCCTCAGTGTCATCAAACGGCACCTCTTTGTACGGCCCGATTTTGCGGTAAAACCGTGTGCGAAATGCGGTCTTGCTGGTGCCAAGACGCTCACCACGATCCACTACCAAGAATTGACCATGCAGGTCTTTGTAGCCATTGCTAGCCGGTGTGCCGGTGAGTCCTGTAGACCAGTCGAATTGGTCTGCGATCTTGCGGAACGCTTTTACTCGATTGGTGTTGCTGTTCTTCATCTTGCTAATCTCATCCCACACAATTCCGTTAAATGGCATGGGGCGTTTTTTGGCTACAAAATAGGTTTGGATGGTGTCACTTAACCATCCCAAGTTTTCGTAGTTGATTAGGTAGATGTTCGCAGGGCGCATCAGTGCGCGTGTGCGCTGATCGCGTGAGCCTGTCAGCAAACTGAACGTCAAGTCTTTAGTGTGCTGCCACTTCTCAGCCTCTTGACGCCACACCAATCGGATGACTCGGATCGGAGCCACGATGATGACGCTGCGCAAGTAGCCCACCGACAACAGGTGCGCAAGTGACGTTAGCGTGATGACAGTCTTGCCCAGTCCCATATCGAGCCAAAGCATTGAGCTTTGCCGAGTGGACTGGAAGTTGACTGCCTTTTGTTGGTATGGGTGAAGCAGGTTTGCGGTCAGCATGTCGCACCCCACTGCGCAGCCATTGCGTCAGCAATCCCTTGGTACGTTCTACTTCGTAATTTCCAACGATCAGGGGACGGGGGGAGATAATGCAATCTTTCCCGTTCTCTTTTTGGTAACCGCATCATTTCATCTTTGACATTGATTGTGGGCGTAAGCAAAGGAAGACCTTCAAGCCACAAGCAAGTCGCTTTTTGTTCCATGTGACCAAACATCCAAGGCTGAATGACTTGACTTTGTTTTTTGCCTATTCTGTCTTTTGCATATTTATGCTGAACCGGGTTTTCAATGCACTTTTTCGGAATAGAACAAGTCAACAACGCTTTGAAAAAAGCCGCGCCTTCATCAAGTAATGCCCATCTTGAAGGGTCTTTGTGTAGCCAGCACACGCCGGAATTTGTCAGATATGTGCAAGGGGGATGCGCGATCAATAAGTCCCATCCACACTCGATGATGTCAAACACATCACCCCTATAATGCAGGCCGGAAACCTCCGACTCCAGCAAATCGCAGGACATCGCAAAGTGTCCCATCCTGCTAAAAGCGTCCCGCACTCTGCCGGAATACTCACACGCAACTAGGACGTTCATATCCCCATCACCATCAGATCAATCATCAGCATCCCATCCTTTACATTGTCAATTACGAATACGTTTACTTTGTGCTGTCGAAGTCTGTGATGCTCGCGTTCTTGCGCATCTGTGGGTTTTTGCCCCTCGCGCTTGAACTCGCAAAAAAACATCCTGCCATTAGGCATGATGAATAATCGGTCGGGCACCGCTGCCCGCGATGGACTGGTGAACTTGTACGCTAGAATGTTCTTAGTCTTTGCGTACTCGCAGACTTTTTCTTCAATCTGCTTTTCCAGCAATTTCCACCTCGATAAGTTTTGAAAGGTAATGACTAGCCTTTCGTAGGTCTTCCACACCGCCCTTCTCCTTCCAACGACTTACATACTTGACGATGTTGCCTTCCAAGTACCCCAAGTTGTTTGCCACGATGTAGTCCCAAGGCTGGATCGCCTTGTTCTTGTAGTGGCTCCCGCCGCATTGAGTGTTGTTGGCGTTCATTCCCTTCCCCTTGCGCGGATGGCTGCGGCAATAGAGGGCAGGCCAGCACGCTGAATGATCGTCGCGCAGGCTTCGCGCTCGGCCAGCACCGCATCCGGCTCGACCTGCTGGGGTGCGGCGTAGAGCGGTCGATACATCCAATGCCAGGCAGGGTCGATGTTTTCCCAGTCTTCAGCAGCGACAATCTCTGTCGGGGTTGCTTTGTCTTGCCACGCCACCGGCTCGGCTTGCCGCGTCATGCGAGAATCAAACATAGCTTTTCCACCTCCTTCACATAGAAATCAAAGTCAACCGGCAGCGAGATGTCCTTAATGTCGTTGCACACCTGCACACCCCATCCCGACTGCACACCGATCTTGCGCCACTCGGTCTTACCCTTGAGCGGCGGCATCCACTTCACCAGTGAGTCGCCACCTTCGGCAACGTAGTACCGACTGGTGTTCTGAATGGTCTTGTACTGCCCATTCGATTCGACGCTTAGGTACGAATTGCGAGGCACCTTGATGCGACACATGAAGTCCATGATGTCGGGCCATCGCTCAATCGTTTCCCGAATAGGTGCACCCTCAACCAGTACCTTCTCTGCAACCTTCGCCACCACCAGTGCTGAAGCGTCCTGATGCCATGCCATGTTGTATTCGTAGGCACCCTTTCGCTTGAGTGACCCATCTTCGTATTGCCCGATGTAGTTGTTCACATCGCGGATCATCATGGCGCGGTAGGTCTTCTGCTCCATTTGAAGTCCGGTCTGCTGTTCCCATTCCCGAACCCAATACTCAACCTGATCCATGCAATCGTATGGCAACCTGATCGTTAATCCGTCAGTGTTAGCCTGGATCATCTGCACTCCATGAAACTTGAGTAGTTTCTCTGCCAACATGCACAACAGCAGTTGACCGTTGAGCGTGATCTGCATGGTAAACAGCGGGTCGTAAAAGATGCTGAACTTGTTGTTGCTGTCACCGTAGACACCGTTCAGCGCGAGCTTGAGCATTGCGTTTTCAGCAGACCCCTTTGGATAGCTTTTACGCTGCTGAAATAATTCCTGATAAATCTCGCAGAACTTGCTACCCAAGTGCGCAGGGTGAAACCCACACTGGATCGCCAATGTCGGGTAGTAGCTGGTGACATCCAAGTCGATGATGACGTTATCGTCATCCGACTCCACCACCATCGACTCAACCGATCCATGAATGCCGCCAAGTCCGAACACAAACTCAAACCCGTTGATGTTGGCTCGCAAGTCCTTGAAGACACCTTTTGTCTCAGTGATTGACTGACCAAGCAACCAAGTGTGGACACGCTTGAACTCCGAGTGATCGAAGTTGATCCACGGCAGGATCGCGTCCTTCAAGTGAATCACCGGACGCAGTGTCTGCAATGGCTCGCGCCCATCGGGGCCGACCTTGTAGCACTGCACACCGGCTGACTCAAGCTCCATCGCAAAGTAGTCTTTGCCGATCTTCGTATCGTTATGGTTCATGAAGTCGCGTTTGAGCTTCGCACTCAGTTCTTCTCTGAACCGGATCATCGGCAGCGTATGCTGGTAGAACCGTTTTGTCTGCGCTACGTCATGCTGGTTGTACAGCTTGAGCTTTTGAATGTCTTGGCGGTCAAGTATGGTGCCAACAGGAAACGGTAGATCAGCAATCGAGTCTGCCCGCATGTTGAACTCCAAAGCCTTCAGACCAGTGCTGCGGGCTTTGTTGTCGAAGTGGTGAATCTTGAACAGATCGATCTGCTCGACCATGCGGTCGCTGGGCTTGACCGTGTGCTTCCATCGGTCATCACCGTCCTGCCCCTGAATGATTGCTTGTGCCTTGTCATACAACGTCGCTGCGTTCGCCTTACCCATCCGCATGAACGCATGAAGCACAGGATAGTCAAACCCAAGATTGTTGAACCCGACCATCCTGTGTTTATTTGCGCGCAACCAGTGCAAGAACTCCCGCAAAGCATCGGAGTCGTTGCACCAGTCGCTAATTTCAAACGACCACTGAGCAGGCAAGTCCGCGTGCTCCACGGCGACCGTGAACGCATTAGGAAAAGTCTCAATGTCGTAGATGAAATCCATTTACTGAGGCATCATGAACGGAGGCAGGGGCATCGGGGCTGCGGCAACAGGAGCGGCAGGCGCAGCCACTGCACCGAACATGCTCGATGCGTCAGCAGCACCCTCGCCAAACGCCTTGTCGTCGCCAGCGAACTGGATCGCCACTAGGTCGCAGCGCACACCGCGCCCGTGCTTGTTGTCCTGCAACCAAGGCTTGACGGCAGCATTCACACGGCAACCACCATACATGGCGCGTGCGAGTGCCTGATATGCCATCGTGTTAGCAGGATCAACCGGCTGACCGTCAGCCTGGATCACCTGCGGAGGCGTATCCCGACCAGCAGTGATAAAAACATTTCCCGCGTAACCGTCGTAAGGCGTAAAAGTCTTCTTGTTGACCTTCTCCTCACCGCGTCCGTAGCAGCGGGTTTTGCGATCACCGTTAATCATGCTCATCACGGTGTTGGCGTGCTCTTTCCATTTGTCGAGCGCCATCGCACCGTACCGCTGCATAAACTGGGCAAAGCCAGCGTGATCCTGCGGCATGATGAACTCGCAGTTGTAGCTGATGCGAGTCGCACCCGTAACTTCGTTAACCTGCTTTTGCGGTTCCGCGAGGTGCGGGAACGACAGGCGCACGTTGCTGAGATAGATGATGTCGGACATTACGATTACTCCTGAGTTAACCATGACGGTAGGGATTCGACTGCGCCAAAAAGCGGCGCAGCGTTGACTGTGATAGCAGTGCGGCTATCACTGGCAAGTGCAACGACAGGTTCGCCATACGTCTTAGTGACGTACTCGGACTCCATCGTCTTGAGTTGACGCTCGGAAAGCGTCTTGCTGGTAGCAGCGTCACCGCTGCCCTTCTCCCACTTGAGCTTTTCAGCCTGAGCGGGGCTTACAAACTTAGACACATACAGCGCCGACTTGGGCACACCCATGCGCTTGAGCTTGTCCTCCATCTCCTCATCGGAGTAGCGCCAAGATCGAGTGCCGCGACCGTTGACCAGCTTCAGACCGGGAATGGTCTGACCAGCGCGCAGGCGGCGCTGGGCTTCCTCATGCACACCATCGAGGAGGGTACGCATCAAGGGTGCAGCTTCCATGATCTGACGAATCTGATCGTCGCTCATGGTCTTGGGGTCTTTGTCTGCGCTTTGCTGCGCAAGGTCAAGCGGGGCTGCTTGAATGGGACTAAACATCATTCCGATTCCTTCCATTACGTTTACTGCCAGTGCAGAGCATCCGCCCTTTGCACGGCAAAATTTACATTGACTATCACCAGGAACCAGCGGGGCGTCAGGATCGTCTGTTGCCGCCGCTTCAGCAATTAGTGTAGCAGTGTTGTCTGTGAACCATGCAATCGCACGATCCTCAGTGCGAACTGCATCACCACCTTTCATCCGCAGCTTAGGCTGAATCACTGTCATCCGAATGGATTGATACGGCCAAGGCTGCACTGCTACTGCCAGCGCACCGTAAGCGTACTGCTCCATCTGAAGAATGGCACTGTCCCACGCATCGGCCATTCCGTCCTTGTAGTCGATGATCTCCCGCTGAGTCGGCGTGATGATCTGACAGTCAACGGTGCCACCCATGTCGTCGCGCCCAAGAATCGGCGCAGGATCAACCCGCTGCTCTGACACTACCTGCGGATGCTCACCCTGCATCTGAAGAACGAAGATGCGTTCTCTGATGTAGTCAACAGCAACCCCAACCCGTTCGGCGCGAGCCTCATCGACTACGAAGTCGCCTTCATGATCGGTGAGGGTCTGACCGATGAACGTGTGTGGGTCTTTGAGGCCATCCTTGATGCAATGTTCAAGCAGCGTGTGCGAGTGTGTACCGTCAATTGCAGCAAGCCCGCTAGGCTGCTCGGGATATCTCTCCTCTTCACGGATCGAGCCTGGGCAGGCCCGAAACCGATACCGCTTTGAGGGTGAGCGTGAGGCGTGCGTGCTCACCGCAGTGCCTCAACCTTGCCGTGGAACTCGGCGTAGTGTTCAGCCTTCACATCGTTGATGTTCGCGTAGCCCATGCCGGTCAGGATGGCTTGAATCTCCTGACCCTTCGCGGGGCCGACAGCACGGTACACATCCATCACATACTGGATGAGTCCTTTGGCGTCCGAGAACGGTGCCGGTGCAGCCGCAACAACAGGAGCGGGTACAACAACAGGAGCGAGTTGTGGCACGACAACAGGTGCTGGGGCTGGTGCAGGCGGGGCAACCGGAGCAGGTTGGACGGCAACGGACGGCAACAGACCAGTACCGTAAGCTGCGATGGTTGCGGTCAGTGCCGTGATCGCGGCAGTCAGTGCTTCAATTTTCAGTTCGATTGACATAGAGTTTTTCCTTACGGGTTACGGGTGCTGCGATGGTGAGGCGATCTTCGACGAACGCATCAATGATTTCACGCAGGATGTCGGCGGGTGTGCCGAACCTTAAAGCCTTAGCGTGAAACTTGTTTCGTGTCGAGTCGGTGACTCGCACGGTCAAGACGGTAGTGAGTGCTTTGTTCATGGTGCTTGCAAGTGTGCTACGCATGACCTACAATTGTCAACACCCAAGGCAAAAAAAGCCCCGCAAGGGGAGCGGGGCTGAACGAAGAGAAAGGACAAACACATGAACACCAAAGACATGATATGAGCATTTTGCAATCAGTGCAATCACATCCTGCGTCAGTCGATGCGTACATCCGACACGGATGGAGTCTTGTCCCGATACCTGCTGGCACCAAGGGGCCGCGCACGCCTGCGTGGAATCTAAAAGAGAACGCACTGCGCAGTCAGACCGATCTGCCTGCGGGTTACGGCATTGGACTGGCTCATGCGTATAGCGGCACGATGGCGCTCGACATCGACAACTGGAATGCAACGGTCAAGCACGGCATCGACCTAGCTGCACTCTATGCCGCACCCGATGCGGTCATCGTTGATAGCAGCAGACCAGGACACGGCAAGCTGCTATATGCCATGCCGTTCGCATTGCCATCGAAGAAAATCATTGTCGATGGTGTGACCGCTTTCGAGCTTCGATGCGCCACCGCATCGGGGCTGACAGTGCAGGATGTGCTGCCGCCCAGCATTCACCCTGATACGGGTCAACCGTATAGGTGGGCGGGCAGTGGTCATTGGACAAGACTGCCGCTTATCCCTGAGTCGCTGTTGTCGTTGTGGCAGTCGATGCTCAATGATGACAAGGCGCGCAGCATCCCCACTGAAGGGCCAATCGGTGCATCGTGGAGTGAGATTCGATCAGCAGTCGATGCGATTCCCCCATCATGCACTCGGGATGAGTGGATCAGTGTAGGCATGGCGCTTCACTATGCAGGCACACAAACCGACCAGCTTAATCAGTCATTCCATGTGTGGGATCAGTGGTCTCAGGGTGCGCCTGACAAGTATCCTGGCGCACACTCGATGACCGTGCAGTGGTCGAGCTTTAGGCCCGACAAGGCTACGGCAGTCAAGCTCGGCACCCTGTACTGGCTTGCGAAAGAAAACGGGTGGGTGCGTCCTCCCGTCGATGTTGCTGGTCTGTTCGCAGCCTTACCAGTGCTCAGTCCTGCGACAGTGATCGAGGACTTCAGACCACCGGCACCCGACATTGATCTGAGTCTGTTCCCAAAAGTCTTAGGCCAGCGAGCACAGGAAGTCAGTGAGTCAATCGGATGCGATCCACTGATCCCCGCTTTTGCTGGCCTAGCGGCAGTGTGCGCGGTAGTCGATGCGCGCATCAGACTTGAGTTGATGCCTGGTTTTAAGGTGCCACCAGTTTTGTGGCTCATGACAGTCGGCGCACCAGCAGATAAGAAAAGTCCAGGCAGTAAGCCTATGCTAACTGTGCTCAAGTCCATCGAGCTTGAGGACAGACCACGGTATCAGCAGGATTTGCTGGACTGGGAAGGTAAGGAGGCAGCACATGCTGCCGCGAAGCGGGCATTCTTAGAGTTTGCAGCCTCACCCGAAGCCATGCTAGGTGGGTCACAGCCACCCATCGTACCCAATTTGCCCGCAGCACCCGCGCCCTTGCGATTCACCATATCGGATGTGACCAGTCAGAAAATGGTGCGGCACGCAGCAGAGCGCCCGCGTGGTCTGCTGCTGTACCTTGATGAAATGGCAGCATGGGGCAAAAAGCTCACAGACAAGCACAGTAGTGAGGATAGGTCGGCATGGGTGGTTTCGTATGAGTCCGACTACTACGAAATGGATCGGGTCGGTGCTGGGAGCATTTTTTGTGAGAATTTAGCAGTTAGCATTTTCGGAAACATTCAGCCCCGAGTTTTTTCTGAATTACTGCCGAGCATGAGCACAGACGGGCTGCTGCAACGGTTTATTCCCGTGGTGCTGCGTGGTGGGCGCGCAAAACTGGGCAACCCTATGCCCGAGTGGGCTGGATCGAATGCGCAATGGGAGTCCATGCTGCGCATGATCCATTCCATCCCCCAACAGACTTACACGCTGTCAGATAACGCCTACACAGAGTTCCGCGCATTCCAGGAATGGTATGAAGAGCGCAAACAGGATGAACGCCTGTTGTTGTCGAATGATGTGTTCATGACTGCGTTCGGCAAAATCGAAGGCACCACCGGCAGACTGATCCTGATATGGCACATCATGGAACACCCGTATCAGTCGCAAGTCAGTGTGCAGACAGTGCGAATTGTTGTCCAGTTCGTGCGCCAGTACGTCATATCAGCACTGCGGTACGCATTTGGTGAACTCGACTCATTTAGCGGGTGGATAGCCGACTACATCATCCAGTTCTGCGACAAGGGCACGATCACGATGTCGGAACTGCGAAGGGCTGCGAAGCGGCAGTTCGATGGTGTGTCACAGCACATGCAAGAACAGACGATTCTCAACAACATGCGCGAGCTTGAGGACGCGGGGTGGGCTATCCGTATCGACGATGGGTCACGCGAGCACCAGCACCATGCAGAGTGGGCACTGAATGCCGCATTGAAGGAACGGTTCGCAGACTATCGCCGTCGCGTGGTGCAGGCTAAACAACGGCGAAAGGATGAGCGGCACGGTGTGAAGATGCCGCCCATATGGGGCAACGATGACTAAGAGTCCAACAGTTTCCTAATGTCTGCAAGAATCAGTGCCTTTTGTCTCGGGCCACGCTCGGGACAGTGCGTTATCAAACCACGATCAAGGTCAACGCGAGACACTATCGCGTAATCGTGGAACTGACCGACTTGTACACTGATCGTGTCCGTAACTTTTACTTCCCCGTCAATCTGCTCATCACCATCAGTCCATGACTGGACAGTGAACCCATACTTGCGCAGAAATGCTGCGATAGATTCAGGCGTCATAGTTCATTCTCCGATTGGTTTGCGAGTCCGACCACGATGATCGGTTCTTGCCTGCGGTAGAAATGCTGGCATCAAACCTGGTGCTATCGCATCGAGTGTGGTTAGCACCTCGATCAGACGATACGCAGCGGCAGACGGTTCTCTGTGCCCATCTAGCCACTTGCGCGCAGTAGTTTGCGGCACGCCTAGCAGATGAGCCAGTCCCTTGTCTGTTAGGTCATGGCGGGCAACCAGTGCCCGCACTTGGTCTTGCGCACTCATTTGTGCCTCCCACCAACAATAAACAGCAGGATGACGTTAACGATCAGAGCGATCAATTGATTTTCCCCCATGCTGTCGGGTTGCAACGATAGAACTCATCACGTTGTTCATCAGTCATATGATCGACCGCATCGCGCAGATAACCTAGCAATTCGGCAATGTCAGCATCTGCATCGATGACGCACGCGATCAATTCGGCAACTTGAATATTGCCAGCGGCATACGCCTGGCGTTCTCTTTCAGTCAGTGTAAACATGTGAATCCTTAGAATGAAAACAGGAAAATCACGGACAGGTAAAACCCTGCGCCTACTGCTACTGCAAACAGCAGCCCTTGCCAAAACCCCACATCGTCGTCATTCATTCTGATAATCCTGTTCAAGCTCGATGTACCGAATCAAAAGCTCACGCAGTGCATCGAGTGTAGGGTGAGCGGTAAATACGATGCTGGCAATGCCACCGTCATCAATGCCCATGTGCTGCTGCACATGGACACACATGGCATCGAGTCCCACATCGAGTGCCTCGCGTGCCAGTGCGTCAATCATTCGTTCTCTCATGATTGAATGCTCCCCATCACGATATGACGCAATGCTGTGTCGATGTGGTCATCGTTTGCATATGGGTATAACGTGTCACATGCGAATGAGACAAGGCCAGACGCATAGAATAAATCCCATCTGTAGCGCTTGTCGGGATCGCTCACATGCTCACATGCTGCGAGTGCCGCACGATGTGCCTGTAGGCGTTCGATGCCAAGTCTGATACAAGTTTCGACTATTGCATCGCGCATATGCTTGATGTGCTCGGGTTTAATTTTCATGGTATGTGCGTCCTTAAAATGGTGCTGGTGGTAGGTCGGGCTGTTTGCGCTTTGGCCGATATGCCCTGCGCAGCCGACCGAAGGGCCACGCAGGGTCTGTCTTAAAGGGCCACGATGGGGCGGGTTCAGGCTTGTTCATCGTTCAGTCTGCAAGCATTTCAACAAGCTCAGACAGCATTGGCATATCGTCCTGTCTCGCTGCGAATATGCTCAGTCCTGCGCGTTTACAGTAGTCGATCCGGTCGCGCACAGACAGTCCTTGCCAATACTCGCAGGCGTCTCCCCATTGAAGCTCCGACCAATGCGACTCATCGACCACGGGATAATCGGTCAGTGCTGCTGCGATATCGTCGGCAATACGCAAAGCGGTACAGTCCGACTCATGGACGGCTATCCACTCCACCCAGCCTACCGCCCAGTGCGACTCTCGCACTACTTGCACGGTTTCAGACTCACCACCCAGTGCGCGCAATGTGCATTGGAAGTTGCTGCGACTAAGTGAGTCGGAGTCTCTGTGCTGCGCGGTCGATACAAAGTAGTCCGACCACTCAGCCCCGAAATAAGAATCGGGAAGCTCCCATCGTTCTAGCGTATGCGGTTCATACATGGTCAGTCCTCAAACCCGAAGTTGTGTTTCTCTTCGTCGGTCATACGCTCATAGCACATAAGCCATAAGTCGCCGTCCTGATTCAGGGTGAAACAGTCGCCACGATGGTGGAACTCGAAACGGCGCAGGATGTCGTCCCATGCTTCCCAGTAGTGCTCTGAGTCGGGGCCGGCTGCGCACTGCTCGCGTGCCCAATCAGAGACTCCGCGAACTTCACCGTTCCCATCGTCATCTGCAAGCCACCCATTGACGAACAATTGGGGGATATAGATACCGTTGCGGTCTGAGATCAAAAGCTCGATTGCATTCATGTGTGTATGGCTCCGGGTTTTTGTGTAGGTTAGAACGAAGAACAGAAAACGACCGTATCGTCCAGCACTGCGACGACTTGGGTCATCTCTTCAAGGTAGCGGGTAGCGACTACCTGCGCGCCCTCGTCGTTGTCATCGTCAAGCTTGTAGTCGTCCATGACTTCCTGAAAAGTGGACTGTGTGTAGTCGCAGCAGATGCCGATTACGTCGAACTCCATCTCTTCGCCCGAGTCCTCCTCGTACTCTTCGAAGTAATCGAAGAGTGCATCGAGTGCCTCGTAGGTGAAATTATTCGGGCGCAGAGTTTCGAATGCGCGGTGGAAGTCGTAACTGCTGATTGTGTGTTTCATGGTGTGTTGTCCTGTGTAAGTCAGCGGGTTCTGTTAAGAATGGTGAGAGCTTTAGCTGCTAAGTCATGGGGATCGGCTACGTCATGAACGTCATAGCCAAGGATTGCCAGTGCTGCGTAGACAGCAGTCTTGAGACTGACCCCATCGTTTGCTGCCTTGTAGTAACGGGCAACCTGTACGAGGACGGTTACGGTATGGAGCGACTTGGCTAGGGTTTTCTGAGTCATGGTGCGTTCTCCGAATGGGGAGCAGTGCTCCCCTATGTGTAGTCGATCAGATGATGAACTCGGGCGACTTGTCCCATCCGTGGGTGCGCGCGATTGCAAGCATCTCAGCCTGTGCCTTGCTGCGCAGACTGCAACGGATCAGAGCACTGATCGAGCGGGCTGCGTAGTCGCCACCAATGTGGGGAGCGTAGGTTAGGATTTTCGACATTTCTTTTCTTTCGAAGTTGTTCATGATGCGTCCTTGTGAGTTGGTTGTCATGCACTGAGTGCATGAGTGAAACTGTACCCGTACCCTGTACCCTGTACAATAGGCAATTGTTCCACTTTTGTAACTTGTTGCACATTGGCGGAACGGGTGAGACAACTGGGCGCATTTCGACTAGGTGGATTTTGGAAAACCCTGTGATTCTGTACCCATTGGAAAAGAGTCTAAAAAAGCTCTATAGATACCCGTACATCGTATGGTTAATCTGTCCGCGCCCGCCTCGTTTTTTAGCCGGATTGAGATATACGGATTTCCGGCGAATTGGCTCAGACACACTTACGTGGTGCAAGAATGGGCACAGTGTGCAAGTGGTGCCTATCCTGCTGCACCTTGTGCAAGTGGTGCCCTTCCTGCTGCACCCTGTGATACTGCGACCCCTTTCACCAGCCTACCGCCCCAGTGAGTGCTCACTAACCCGGCTACCGCCCCAGTGAGTGCTCACTAACCCGGCTACCGCCCCAGTGAGTGCTTACTAACCTAATGCGTCAAAGAGGTCGCGTCAGCAGCGCAAAGGGGTCGCGTCAAAAAGGGGTCGGGGTAGGGCCGCCAACTTTGGATATGTCCAAGGAGGCACCACAAACCCTCTTAAAATTTTTTA